ATGCGTTAGGTGAAGCGGGTTACAAATATAACGAAGATTTCTTTTTTTCAACTTGTGGTTTAGACAAAGTTCAAATAATTTTTAAAAATGAAGAAGCGGCAACTTATGCTGCTATGAAGTTAAAGTTTTTTCCAAAGGATGGCTTAGAAGTATGAAGTGGTTTGATCGATGGTTTCTTAAACAAGCAAAAAAGGCTTGGGATACAGCAAACGAAGAAAGCGTGGTAAATCTTTCTAATATTAAAAAAATTAAAGAAAACACAATTGATGCTAATGGTATCAATATGAAATTGCATGTTGCCAATGGTGGATATATTGTAGAGTTTCAACGCTGGGATGAGCGCAAAGATCGTTTTATGCATGAACTGCATGTTATCAACGAGGGTGAAAATTTTGGTGAACGATTAAGTGAAGTCATAGTTCAATATGTGATAAGTAATAGGTGAGCACCACTCAATACGACTATGATTTTGAGTATGATACAGGACGAACTATCCCACAGGATAGTGCAGGTTGGCGAAATTTTGCTAATGCTCGCAATCAAAATCTATTAACATGGGTTGATAACGCACTACCTGATAGTAACGATAATTTATTTTTTAACATTCCTTATTCAAAACAAAAATCACTTCGTAAACAAAATCCATCTTTAGAAGAAGCATGGAAAATTTACTTAACATTATTGCAGGTCGCAAATGAATAACCAAGAAGAACTAGATTTGACTGATGAAGAAGTTGAGTATTTTATATTAAAATACATACAGCAAGAAGTACAAAATGGTAAAAAATACGTAAAGGCGCATGAATTATACGAGTATCTAGGCACAGAAGTTCCCGAAGGCATGGAAGATGAGAAAATTGTCCTAAAATCAAGTGCTAAAAGATATATTGAAGATTTTGAGGCAAAATATCGCCCATACTTAAATTAACCCTTGACAAGCCCGATAAATATGTTATATTGGTTATAGTTAATTGGAGAACCACTATGCGCAAGACTTTAGCAATCCTACTTGCAAGCGTCACCTTACTTTCTGCAACGACAGCAAACGCACAGTGGCGTGATCGTCGTTACGAAGGTCCACGTCCTGGTTATGGACATTATGAAAATCGTGGTGGCGGTAATTGGGTTGCGCCACTTATTGGTGGTCTTATAATCGGTGGTATGGTTGGTGGTGCTATTGCAAATCAACCACGTTATGATGATGAAAATTATTACCACACCGAATGTCGTCGTGAAGAAATTTTTGATCGTTTTGGAAATTTTCTTGGAACTCAACGCCGCTGTTACCGTGTACCAAATTAATAAGGTGATAAATGAGATTACTTGACAAACTATTTGGTAAATCAAATAAAACTGAAATTAATAAAACCGCTGACGCCTCTACTGTAATTGAAGAAAGCGCACCACCAGCCGTTACTGAAACTAGCAGTGAACCAAAACCAACAAAAACTCGCAAACCAAGAGTTAAAAAAGAAAAACCAAAAAAAGAAGAACCACGCATTACTGTGCTTGGATTTGATTTCGATCCACAAAACCCAAGCATGGGTAGTATGGAATTAGATTGGAATGCAGAGTTTATTGAAATGTTGCGTTCAAATGGATATCGTGGCTCAAGTCCCGAAGATTTGGTTGATACATGGTTAAATGATGTAGCACGTAATATTTTGCGCACAAATGAGCAAAATCCACCAAACCTAGATAATACTCGTTATGTCACTAGAACCAATCTAGGCGATGGCAGAACAGAAGTAAAATAACCCTTGACAAATTAAACTCCGTATATTATATTGGTGTTATTATGAAATATCTGCTTGTAGATACTGCTAACTTATTTGCACGTGCACGTCATTCCACGCATCGTGGAACTGATACATGGCAGAAAATTGGTCTTGCGCTACATATTATGTTTAGTGTAATACAAAAGGTCAATCGACTGCATCGTCCTGATCATGTAATATTTGCACTAGAAAGTCGTAGTTGGCGCAAAGATGCCCAAAGTGCTTATAAAGCAAATCGTGCTGATATTAAATCTAAAATGACACAACGTGAGTCAGAAGAAGATGCCGAATTTTGGTCTGCTTATGAAGACTTTACAAAATGGGTAGATAGTAAAACAAATTGCAGCGTTATAAAGGTTTCACGTGCAGAGGCAGATGATATTATTGCACGTTGGGTTGCGCTGCATCCGCAAGATGAACATGTTATTTTAAGTAATGACAGCGACTTTTATCAGTTGTTATCTGATAAATGCACCATTTACAACGGCTTGACCAATCAACATATTACACTTAATGGATATTTTGATGATAATGGTAAAGAAGTTATTGACAATAAAACTAAAAAATCTAAAGTTGTAGATGATCCTAAGTTTGTGCTGTTTGAAAAATGTATGCGTGGTGATCCTACTGATAATATTATGAGTGCTTATCCTGGTGTTCGCACTAAAGGCAGCACCAAAAAAGTTGGACTTGCAGAAGCATTTGCTGACCGTGATAAACGTGGGTGGGCTTGGAATAACATGATGTTGCAACGTTGGACTGACCACGAAGGCGTAGAACATCGTGTGCTTGATCGTTATGAGCAAAATCGTATGCTTATTGACTTAACAGCACAGCCTGAACATATTCGTGATAGTATTGACGAAGCACTTATGAAAGTTGTGCCAAAGAGTAATAAGCAAATTGGCACACATCTTATCAAGTTCTGCAGTAAATGGGAACTTGTAAAGTTATCAGAAAATGTTCAACCTATTGCCGATATTATGGCAAAACCACTACAGGAGACCGTATATGGATAAGATTTTACGCACTATTGACTTGACCATTTCTTACATGTTGTTAACATGTTTTGTATTAATGGCAGTTTTATCATTATTTTATAACATCCAAAATACAGGAGTTTATATTGCTGGCGCACTTGGGTGGAGTTCATATTTGTATGTTCGTAGCAAATATGATACACTTAAAGATATGATACAAGGAAATACTAAAGATGTCACTCAAGGCTAAAAATATTGTAGAAAACCGTTTTTGGATTATTGAAAATGATCGTGGTGAGCGTATTGGAAACATTGCGCAAACCACAAGCGGTGTTCGTTGCACAATGGAAGACACTGTTGAAATCTATCCTGATATGCAAGAAATGGTTGCACAAAAAGATATTAAGTTTGTTCGTCGCAGTCGTGATACAAAACCTGCTGTAGAAAATACAGTTTATGATTTTCCTACAAATCACACTCCACACAATATATTGTGGAATGTAAAATTAAAATGTCCTGTTTATACAAAGAACGAAAAGAGTAGCAGTTATTACTGCGCTGGCTATTATATTGTAAAATATAATAAGGTATTTGTTCCAGAATATACGCCAAAACTAATTACAATACAGCGTTATGAGTATGAAGGTCCATTTAGAACTAAGATTGAGCAATTAGAACAATTGAGGATTATGAATAGTGAGACCGCCTAGAACATTTCACACAAGAAACCTAATACAAAAACTTGAAAACATCAATCAAACGGTAGTTATTGATAAAGAAACTGCAAAAAATTTGATTGTTGAGTTTGCTGACATATTTTCATATATCGTTGAAATTGAAGGATATAACACCGATTTACAAGAAAAAATTAACAATAATGAAAACTTGCAGGTAGAAATGATAGGGAAAGATTTTTAGGATCGAATCGATCCGATAAATATATTGTAAGATTATCAATTATGTCTAGACCAAAGCCTCAAGTACTACTTGAAATTACAAATAAGCAAACATACAAGTCAGAACAAGTTCTGGCTAGTGAAGGTATTTGGGCAATCTTTCTTGATAATAAACCAGTAAATCTTAAAACAACAAGTATGTTAGCACAATATAGCGGACCAAAGTATAAAAAGTCAAGTTTTTCAAATCCAGGTCATGCAATTAATTTATGTAAAAAGTTGAATACACAATTCAAAACCAATCGTTTTAGTGTTGTGTTGTTAAACAGTGGTGCCGCTGTTTATCCAACAAAATGAAAGACAAATCTAAAACTGATTGGACACATGAATTATATCATTTAGCACATGGTGAAAATTCGCCTATTCCTAACACTAATCTTAAAAATATTTACGTGCTATACTGGTATCATAATAACAAAAACTTTGGATTTAGATTAAACAATACTGCTTTTGAATTATTAACAAACGCAGGTTATAAATTTTATAAACATAATATTGATAAGAAAAAGTATCAAATTAATGGCAAAGAATTAGTTCTAATGGATCGTTACCACAAGTTTCCTTGGTTTTTGAAAATGAGTAGTGGGGAACTATTCCTAATAGATGGAGAATTATCTACATTATTGGCAATTTGTGACGGAAATTTACGCCAAGCCATAGAAACTTTAGGTTGACAAATCCAAAAAATATGCTAAATTAGCATTATAGATGGAGAACTAGCGATGCGTAGCCTTATTGCAAAGTCCCTAACGGACCCCAAATACCGTCAAAAAATTGTTACCCCCCGCAAGGGCAAGGGTAGTTATAGCCGTAAAAACAAGCATAAAGGTGCAAAATGACACATATTAAACTAAAAGATGCTATTTCGGCTGCTTGTGCGGCACAACGGATCAATGGTCGTTATATCAAACGGTATGACGCTGACAAAGCAAAAGGTGAGGAAAGCAACGGCGCACTTATGCGTGATATTCTCAACCCTGAAATTGAGCACGTTAATGTTTTGTCGCAAGATATTGAAAATGCAACAGAAATTATGGAATATCTTGATAGCAAAATGATTGAACTTATTAGTGGCACTCTGCACGACTATTGGAAAAACTTGGTTCTACTTACTGAACAAAAAGAAATTTCTGCTAATGATTTCAAGACCTTAGCACTAATTGCTAGTGTTCCAAATTCTTATAATAATGCTATTGGACGTGAAAATGCACGTGATGAAATTCGTATTTTGAAAGAAAATAGCCGTCATATTGGCAAAATTGGCGACAATATTGAGGCAAAAGTCACTATAAAATCAGCAGTTTTTAGTTATAATTATAACAAATGGTATCATACTGGAGTTACAGAAGACGGGTGCCTCGTATGCTTTCCATTAAGTGAAAAAATGGAACGTGAAAGTGTCATTATTTTGACAGCCCGTGTGCATAAACATGATGACGATTACCAGACAAGACTGCACTATGTCCGTATTAAATTGAAAATTTTTCCCGTTTTAGAGACAAAAAAAGTGCTTGACAACCACGAATAATATGTTATTATGAATTATAGTCAACTGATGGAGAAAACAAATGGCTAAAGTTAATGATGCGGTGTCCGAAATTCGGACAGTTACGCTTGCTTCTGCGAAGCGTGAAATTATGGTATGTATGAAGCGTAAGCGTCCTATCTTCTTGTGGGGTGCGCCTGGTATCGGCAAGTCTGAACTGGTTGCTGATATTTGTGAAAGCATGGGCGGCAAGTTGTATGACTTGCGTCTTGCACTCATGGACCCTTCTGACTTGAAGGGTGTTCTCTACTACAATCCTACTGTTGGTAATGCTATGTGGAATGCACCGCCTGATCTGCCAACAGCCGAAGAAGCCGCAAAGTATCCTGTTGTGGTACTTTTTCTTGACGAAATGAATAGTGCCGCACCTGCTACGCAGGCTGCTGCATATCAGTTGGTTCTTAATCGTCGTGTTGGCACTTATGAACTTCCTGATAATGTTGTTATCGTTGCTGCTGGTAACCGTGATACTGATCGTGGTGTTGTGTATCGTATGCCATCACCTCTTGCTAACCGTTTTGTTCACTTGAACTTGCGTGTTGACTTCGAATCATGGAATGATTGGGCACTTAATCACGATATCAATCCTGACGTTGTGGCTTATGTGACTTGTAACAAAGGTGATTTGTTCAATTTTGATCCACGTTCAAGCGGTGCATCTTTTGCTACTCCTCGTTCTTGGTCATTTGTGAGCGATCTTCTACAAGAAGACCTTAATGATACCGAATTGAATGACCTTGTTGCTGGCACGGTTGGTGAAGGTGTTGCACTTAAATTTGCAGCCCATCGTAAGGTTGCAAGTCAAATGCCAAACCCAAGTGATATCCTTTCTGGCAAAGTCAAAGAACTCAAGGCAAAAGATATCGGTGCAAAATATTCTCTTACCGTTTCTTGCTGCTATGAACTCAAGGATAGCTTTGAACGTCGCGGCGGTGAACGCATGAAAGATAGTGAAAATGTTGCTTGGCATAACGAACTTGACAACGTATTCCGATTTTTCCTTGATAACATGGATACGGAATTGCAAGTTATGATGCTTGCTACTATTCTTCGTAACTATAAGTTGCCGATGAAAACAAGCAAAATGGCACACTATAAGGAATACCATGCCAAGAATGGCGATTTCATTCTGGCGGCGGTGCGTGACTAATCTCGCCCCTATCGTTCTCCATCACAGTGAGGGCGAGATAACGTAGGAAAAATGTGTGATTTTTCCTACAGTTAGGGGGGTAGTGTTCGCAGCACTTCCCCCCTATTTTTCTTTTGACATAATAAGATTATGTGATATTATGTATATATTGATAGGAGAACAATTATGGCTAAAATGAAACAAGGTGCAGGCAAATTGTCCGATACGATTGACCAAACGCTTGACCATAATGCACGTCAAGCAATTCTCAAGGCTCGTATTGCTCTTGTGCTTAAACAACCATTTTTTGGCAATCTTGCTATGCGTCTTAAATTGGTAAATGCAGATAGTTGGCTCACAACCGCCGCAACCGATGGTCGTCACTTTTATTATAACAGCGACTTCATCCTGAAATTGCCTACTAATCAAATGATGTTTTTGTTCTGCCATGAGTTGCTTCACTGCGCTTATGATCACATGAACCGTGGTCGTGGTTATCAGCGTGATCTTGCTAACATCGCTATGGACTATGTGGTTAATGCTGACTGCATCAAGTATAACCTTGGTCAACGTATTACTGTTGTGCCTGTTCTGCATGATCGCAAATATGACGATTGGAACTTTGAACAAGTTTATGAAGACTTGATCAAGAACGCACAGAAAATCAACGTCGAAGATTTGCTTGACCAATTGCTTGATGACCATCTTGATCCTGAAAAGGATGGCAAGGGCAGTGGCGATGGCGAAGGTAAAGATGGCGATAAAGATGGCAAGGGTCGTCCTGTGCTGTCTAATGAAGAACGTCAAAAAATTAAAGACGAGTTCAAAGAAGCCATGCTTGCAGCAGCACAAAGTGCTGGCGCTGGCGATGTTCCTGGCAACGTCAAGCGTATGATTAATGAACTTACCCAACCTAAAATCAACTGGCGTGAACTCATTACACAACAAATCCAATCTACTGTTAAGAATGATTACACTTGGACTATTCCTAACAAGAAAATGTTCTCACAAGGATTTGTTTTGCCTAACATGCGTAAAGATCAAGCTATTGATGTTTGCGTGGCTATTGATACTAGCGGCTCAATTGGTCAAGAACAATTGAATAACTTCTTTAGTGAAGTCAACGGTATCATGCAGTCTTATGATGATTACAAGGTTAAGATTTGGTGTTTTGATACACAAATCCACAATCCAGTTGATTACACAACTGCTGATGGTGATGAACTTGTAAACTATGAAGCTAGGGGCTTTGGTGGAACTGACTTTGAAGTAAACTGGAATTGGATGAAGATTGAAGCAATTGAACCTAAGTTGCTTATTGTCTTTACCGATGGCGAACCCTTTGGTTCTTGGGGGGACGCTGACTATTGTGATACTGTGTGGATCATTCATAACAAGTATCGCAAGGACATTGAACCACCGTTTGGTGTCCATGCCTACTACGAGGACTAAAGTTGTTGTGTTGTCTCCAATTAAACTTGGCTCCGAAAATTTTTCGGAGCCTTTTTTTATGATTAAATAATATAAATTGGAGATTATTATGAGTGAAGAAACTGTAGATGTTCCTGTAACAACATCACCAAGCATCACCATTCAAGATATTGCTTTCTTGGTTCAAATTGTAGAAATTGTTTCACAGCGTGGTGCGTTTCGTGCAGATGAATTTTCAAGTGTAGGTGCTGTATATGATAAAGTTAAATCATTTATTGCTGCTAATACACCACAAGCAGCACCAGAACAAACAACAGAGGAAACAGTTCAATGAGTTTTTTTAAGCACGTAGGTAAAGTCAACGACAAAAAAGTAATTATCGTTAAGCGAGTATTGAGTAACGATGAGCCACATATGGCAGTAGTAATTTATAGTGATATTATGCCACAGAAGTACCATGATGATGTCATGCGTATTCTTGAAAGTGATGAAGGTCAACAAGCATACGAATTCAGCGATATTCTTGAACGCCGCATGATGGCAGATGGCAATAATATGTTGCAAGCATTAAGTTCTGAAGGTTATCTAAAGCGTGTTGGAAGTAATAGTGTTATGATTACCCCTAACAGCAAAAGCAGCATGCGTTTAGATGAACTAACTAAACTTCTATCACAAGTAGGTCGTGGCGAAGAAGCAGTTAAGAAACTAGAGCGTATGGAAAACCAACAAGGATATGCTGATCCAGCAAAGACAGCACAAACTGATGCTTTTGTAAGCGATAGTGTTCGTCCAGAAGAACTTGGTATCAATATTGCAGCAGAAAATGCAAAACTTAATACTGCGCCATCATCAACTCCTGCGCCAGCAGCAAGTCAAGATATGACTGCTGTAATGATGGAAATGATGAAGACTATGCAAGGAATGCAACAGCAATTGAATGAACTTAAGGGTGCAAAGCCAGTTGTTGTAAAGGCTACTGCAAAGAAGACACCTACTAAGACTACCAAGAATAAAGCAAGTGCCTAATTTTAGTGTTGAATTTTTTGATAGATGGGAACATTTGATTTCCGACATGGAAATTAGCGATGTTCCCATTCGCTTTATTAAATCAATTAATGCTAATTTGAAAAATGGCGCAATACATAGTTTTGAAATTGATGCCATGATTAAAAAAGGTATTGATTATCCAGAGATAGAAACACTAGTAGAAAATTATCTTGGAATGCATGACGAAGATATTGAGTGCGTTGACTTTCACCTAAACATTAACGCAATCGCAGATGAAGTAGAAACTAAAACTAATAAACTGTTAGATTAATGATTAAGGCTATCTTTGCTATAGATTTAGTTGGTGGTATTGGCAAAGATGGCACTTTACCGTGGCCACATGATAAACAAGATATGCAGTGGTTTTCTACCAATACTCGTGGACATATTGTAGTAATGGGCAGTAATACATGGCTAGATACAAAAATGCCAAAACCATTACCTGATAGAACCTGTTGTGTAGTTACTAACCAATCAATTGATAATTTTCGTGATACACATTATGTTATACACGGTAACTTTATAGAGCAAAGTCTTGCAGTTATAAAAGCAAATAATCCCGACAAGGATATATGGATTATTGGTGGTGCTAAACTTATTAGTAGCACAAAACATCTTTTTGAACAAATCTATCTTACTGTATTTGACGATAATTATAATTGCGATGTAAGTGTAAATGTGGTAGAATTACTACATAATTTCCAAATGAATTGGGAAACCTACGGCAAAAATAAAACATTTCAGGTGTGGAAACGTGCAAAATTATAATGAATTATGTAAAAAAATTATCTTAACTGGACCGCAAAATATAGATAGAACTGGTGTAGGAACCGTAAGTTTGTTTGGTGAACAACTAAGGTTTAATTTACAAGATGGTTTTCCAGCAATTACGACCAAAAAACTTGCTTGGAAAAGCGTGGTGAGTGAATTACTTTGGTTTATTGAAGGCAGTGGCGATGAACGACGATTGGCAGAAATCTTATATGGAACACGAGATGAAAGCAAGAAAACAATTTGGACTGCAAATGCTAGTGCAAGCTATTGGCTTCCAAAGTCTACTTATAGTGGCGATTTGGGCCGTGTATATGGTGTTCAGTGGCGTCACTGGCGTACTCCTGATGGAACCGAAGTAGACCAATTATCAGAACTAATTGATATATTAAAAAGCGATCCAACGGGTCGTCGTCATGTTATAACTGCATGGAATCCAGGTGAACTAAATGAAATGGCTCTACCACCATGTCACATGTTTGCACAGTTCTATATTCGTAGAAATATTTTAAGTTGCCAAATGTATCAACGCAGCGCAGATTTATTTTTGGGTGTGCCATTTAATATTGCAAGTTATGCACTACTCACACATCTTATTGCCAAGACAATCGGCGCAGAAGTTGGCGAACTTATTCTTACATTTGGTGATGTTCATATCTATAATAATCATGTCCCACAAGTTTTAGAACTATTAGGTCGTGAACCATATCCATATCCTACATTAGATTTAAGTGATGTTAAAGATATATGGAGTGCACAAATGGAAGATATTCGTTTGATGAATTATAAACATCATCCAATAATTAAAGCAGAAATGGCGGTGTAAAATGCATATATTAGTAACGGGTGGTTACGGATTTATTGGTCATCATGTTGTAAAACGTCTTATTGATGGTGGTCATCGTGTTACTATTATTGATGACTTGCGTTATATTACGACTGATTTATATCTGGCTCGTGGGCGATATATGGAGTTTGCTTATGACGAATGGATCAACGCTGATTGTTCTTCTACAATAATTGAAGATGTAGATGTGATTGTTCATCTCGCGGGCGAACCAAATCAATCTGCATTTGCTAAAAACAATCTTGCTGCTTGGCGTAATACTGTTCAAAGCACTATTCATCTTCTAACCACATATCCAAATGCAAAGATGGTTTATATATCAAGCAGTATGGTTTATGGTGATTGGAGTGGGGAGATCGTAGAAGACACGCCACTTAAACCTATAAACGATTATGGCAGAGCCAAGAAGATGTGCGAAGAACTCGTTAGAATTATTGCAGAGAAATGGGTAATCATTCGTCCAACTGCTGTATATGGTAACCGTGATGATGGCAATCGTGTAATATCTAAGTGGATAAATGCTGCACTTAACCAACAAACTATTCACGTAGATGATCCACAAGCAACATTAGACTTTACCTATGTTGAAGATGTAGCACAGGCTATCGCAAATGCTGCGGTATTTGATTTACATAATCTTATTGCTAATGTAAGTTATGGTAATGCTAGAACGCTACAAGATGCTGTTACAGTTATAAAGGATTGGACCAAAACCAAAAGCGAAATCTTGTATGGAGATGGTATTCCATTTGACATGCCAAAGCGTGGGTCGCTTAATACTCGACGTGCAGTTCAATTTCTTGGATACACACCAAAGACAAGTTTGGAAGATGGCATACAACAGTTACTATGATAAACTTTAGTGATTTGCCAGAACAGTATCGTGATAATGCTGAACTGATCTATAAAAACTTATCTTTTACATTAGAGTTTGGCGAAGTATATCGTGGTCAGCACGAATTACAATTAAAAAGTTTTATCAGTAATTTGTATAATGGTGCAGATGTTCAACTTACTAGCAGTTGCACTTCTGCTATGCATACTTCGCTACTTGCACTTAAACTACCACAAAACTCTCGTGTGCTTATACCTACGATGACTTATGCTGCTACTGCACAAGCAGTTATTGCAGCAGGATACATACCAACATTTGTTGATACAGATGATAGTTGGTTGATTGATTTGCATGATCTTGATCGTGTTTATAACGCATATAGCGGCGAAGTAGGTGCAGTTATAGCAGTTGATTTATATGGTCAAGGCTGCGATATTGTTGCACTTAGAAAGTGGTGCGATGATAGAAATCTTAAACTTATCATAGATGCAGCGCAAAGTTTTTGTATTACCACAAGTGATTATGATCAAACTATAGCAGATACTGTTTGTATTAGTTTTAATGCCTATAAAAACTTTGGTGGCAGTGGCGGTGGCGGTGCTATCGTTACAAATAAAGTCGATGTAAAACTATTGGACTCTATCTGCACAAATGGCAAATCACACTACGGCATAGATGGCAATATTGATAATATTGGTTATACATCACGTATTACAAGCATACAAGCAGCATTAGTTGCAGCAAATATACCAAACTACGATAATTTTTTTAAAAGAAAAACAGAAATTATAAAAAAATATTGTAACGCATTTTACGATAACAATCGTATTGTAATGCCACGCTTTGCGCATCAGAACTTATATAACTGGTATGTTATGCCAATCATTACTCCTAGTTATGGCAAAACCTGTGATTATTTGCAATATGCTAATATTGGTTTTAGTAGTCACTACAAACATCCACTACATATGCAGCAGTTTGCAAAAACATGGAATACCCATAGTTGTAAAAGAAGCGAACAGTTGGCTGGTAAAATAATTAGTCTGCCATCCCATACGCATTTGAGCGATGATGATGTAGATTATATAATTCAAACAGTTATTTCATCACTATAAAGACTATTAAAATGTGCCAATAACCAATCCCACTCAACGGTTAGCAGCAACAAACTTTCATCGCCGCCACATACATGATAATAATCTTGCGCATCTTTAACACCACGTTGTTGCCAAATAGAATCTTTGCCTTTAGTTACATTTTTCCAAGACCATAGTCTATATTCATTTTCTATACTTGGATTTTCATTACTATAATGCAATAGTTTAACAACTTCACGAAATGTTGTTCGCCATGTCAACAATGGATCATTTTCAATATATGTTTCACTTATACAAATTGGCACTGTGGTGTGCGCTTGTGCAAGTGTCATATCAAGACCACCAGTATTTTGTAGTAGTAGTTTTGTATTATATGCAATAGGTGCCATATGTCCATAAATTAAATTGTTATTACGGTTATGATTATAAAAAATATAATGTTTAGGTTCTTGCCAAAAATCTGGTTGCCAATCAAAATCTTCAAAATTATTTTTAACATGACACTTAGCAAATACAGCAATAAACCAATCAGAATTACTATGGTTTGCAGCCTTTTTGTATGCAGCCAATCTGCCATTAACTCCACTACAATATTTTGTAAGTGGTTCTAACTTTTTACATCTTTCATAATTTTCTTTTGCGCAACTTTCACCATTATCAATAAAAATAACATCAATTGCAAGATCAAGTCCATGACTTGTTTCACGTAGTAGATATGGGTATTCATATATTTCTTTTTTAACAATACAATCACGAGGCACAAGACAACTGCTATTGCTACGATTCAAACTTATTACGGGTCGGTTTTCCCATAAACAAACATCTGGATAATCAATAAAACCAGTATAAGAATAAATCGTATAAATTGAACTTAGTCTTGGTGTTGCATTAAGTTCTTGTGCCAAACTATCATGCGTGATTTTTGCGCTTGGCCAACGTTTGCGTTTTAGTGGTTCATGATTAAAGTTATAATTGCGTTCGCCTCGTTTATAAGTATTAACATTAATTAAAAATGTATCACCTTTTTCACAATTACCACTTGGCCAGCAGTGAATATAATTCATATCATAATTGCTTGGCAACCAATCAAAATTAAAATCATCATATTCACAGCAATCAGCAATAATCCATAACCAAGGTTTAGTACATTTTTTAATAGCGTTTTCAATTGCAGCCTGCATGGTTGTTAGCAAGTGAACCTGAAAATCTACGGCTATTGTATTTTCAAAACTATTTGTGTTCAACAAACACATATCATAATATTTTGAATTGATAGTAGGAATCATGCGTTCATGATACACAGTTCCGCTATCGTTATCAACTGGTATCAACCAAGTGGTATAGTGTTGTGGATTGTTATGACTTGGCCAAGCATGTTTATAATGTGCCTGATGAAGATTAGGCAAACAACGGAAATTAAATTGCGTATAATCAAGTTGTTTATGTGCAAGCCAAACATATTCTGTTTTGCTTTGTGTCTTGGCTTGTGATATTAAACTTTCAATATCACCGTCACTATAATCATACCAAACTATATCAAACATAACTGTTATAACCAGGCATTAAGTAATTTATTTGACTTTGTCCATAATCACTATCAGCCCAACTATAATCATATATTGCATGTTCGCCATCTAGTTCTAAACTATAAATGTCTAAATGATCACCCATAATTTCCCAAATTTTGTCTATATCAGTTGTGCCAAAACTCATTTCCAAATTAATTTTACCAATCTCAAGATATCCTAAACTAAGACTTAAATCTTTTGGATTATAACCGTTGCGCTTTAGCCAAGCATTAAAAGCATCTATTTCACTTGTATGCCATTCATGTTTGCCATAACATACATCACGACCCCATTCAATATCAAATTCACCACTATAATATTGTAAGTGGGTGATGGCATCACAAGTGGCTTGGTCTAAAACTGGTGCACCTTCATCTCGAAATACTTCCATAAGTGTCTTGCCAATTTGTGTCCAGTGCATATACACATGACCAAACTTGCGGTCATAACCATTTTTTGCAAAACCAATACGGTGTTCGTCTACAAGATTATATCTCTTTGCATTTAAGAATGTAGTAATTTGGCTAGGTCTTACCCACTGTGGATTGAGTTTTTGTTTGCGCAAACTTAAACATAGTGTTTCAATTTCATGACATAAATTGTTTAGTTGTCTAATACTATATTTTACAGATGGCGTTGCTAGTTTATAATAAGGCGAAATATTTTCAACTGTGCCTTGTAGATGTTCAAAGTAATTATGGACCTCGTTCATAACCGTATGATTAGGACCGCCGCTATCACGATCATCGGTAAGCGGCAACATAACATTTTCTGGATTATATACGGTATTGATTTTAATTTCTTTTAGACCTGCGATTTGCCATATACCTAATTCATTAAACTTCCATATGTTAAAAGTATGACGACTTAATTCGCTAGTAAGATATTCTAAATTTCTGCCGCCATTTGGCCAACCATGCCAACAATAATTTTTTTCTAGATGGCTATTGTTTTGAATCTCTAACTTTAATACTCGGCACCAATCTCTTGCTAATTGAGTATCATTAGGCTCAATAAAAATAGGAAAAACACTAGATTTATCTAACGGATTTCGCATGGTCATTACTATTGTCATATATTATTCCACCATTTTAATATTTCAGGTCTGTTTGATAATATTTTATTCATAGTTATTTTAGCATCTTTGCGAATAGATTCCAATTTTAAAAGATGTGCTTTGCCTTTTATTGCCTCACGCTCATACGTATCAGGGTATTGTTCTATAAAAGTAGGACGAGTTTTAAGATGTTCTAACACATCCCATAAACTTTGTGTGCGGTAAGTAATGCGTGGCTTAATACGGCTTTGAATATCTTGTATAAATGGAATTAGTATATCACGAGGCAGCGCAAGCGGACTTAACAAAATATCTGGCGAGAAAGCAAAAATTACTTTACTTAACAGTTGTACATTTAATTCATCAACAAGATTGATGATATTTTCCAAATCAAATAACCCAATGGTAGTAAGAGTAAAGTCAATACGCATCTGACGATTATGTCTTGCGTGTGCAATACCTTGTCTAAAATTTTGTAAAAACATATTATAACTAAGACCAGTTCTAATATACTCACCGATTTCTCCTGTTGCATCTAAACTTGCGCATATTTCCCAGTGTGGAAAGTGTTGTAATAATTCCCACAATGTTCCTTGTGAATCTTTGCAATAACTTAAATTAGTATTATATCTTATACGAACTTGATCGGCATAACCAAGTTCTACGATGAGGCGCATGAATGTCCAGTGTTCATCATATAACAACGGTTCGCCACCTACCCAATATATTTCACGCACAGTTTTGTTTTCAATCGCCGTGCGAAACTCAGGTATTACAAAATCACGAGTAAAGTTACGAATAGCATGGCGATTCTTTGGTTGCATCCAGTGATTCTTGGGATTAGACAAATCAACCATATCATTCTTGCGAACTTCAACTTCCCATGCCGAACTTAGCATATCGCCACACATGCGACATTTGAAGTTGCATACATTACTATAACGATAGTCCCATGAGATTGGTTCTAAAGTTGTATAACCATCAGCATCTGTATTAGCCACCGCAGCATCTCGTAGATGACCAAAAAGATGTCCAAAGTAATCACGATATACAGAAGTGTTAAGTAACTTTTTATCGCAGACCTCACATGCTGATGGAACCGTACCAGCCAACCATTGCTTTCTAATTTCTCTAATATGTTCGCCATTCCACCAATCCTTTAATGTAAGAGGGTTAAATTGTCCATCGCCGCCAGCCGTGTCAATATACTGTTGAAAATTTTGGGCAGGTTCACGAGAAGCACAGCATAGGCGTCTTTCACCGACAGGAGAAATAAATGTGTGCGTAAATGGGGCTAGGCAGAAGTCCATAAATTGTTCTTTATTATTTTCTGTCATTATTTGCCTAAATAATAGTGTAGGCCACGGACTGCAATCCCGCCTACTCTATGTTGAAAAGGAACACAGCAATGGTATTTAATACCCAACAATTCCCACAAAATTATTATGTCTATGCGTTTTTACGAGAAACTGATTTAACTCCATATTATATTGGCAAAGGCATTGGTAAAAGAGCATTTGCAACACACGGCAGAAGAGTTTCTGCCCCCAAAGACAAAAATAGAATAATAATATTATATCAAAATCTTACAGAAAATCAAGCATATAATATAGAAATATTGTTGATTGATTTTTATGGACGAGAAGACCTTGGGACTGGTCGTTTATTAAACATGACAAGTGGGGGCGATGGTAGAAGTAAAATTATTGTCAAGGAAGAAACAAGAGAAAAACTCAGCAATGCGAGCAAAGGAAAAAATAATCCAATGTTTGGAAAAACTGCATGGAATAGAGGACAGACAAAAGAAACTAATCAAAAATTAGCAGAGATTGGAAATAAATTGAAGGGGCATAAAGCATGGAATGTTGGAGTTCCACACACCGATGAGGCAAAAAATAAAATGTCAATTTCTAGAAAGGGTAGAAAATTATCAGAAGAACACAAAAGAAAGTTAAGTGAAAGCAAACGAGGAGATAAAAATCCAAACTTTGGAAAAATACCGTGGAATAAAAAATAAATCATTCATAACCGATTACCGCTGCTATCTCACTATGGTGATCGCTAAACTTTTGACTGCGTTGCGCATCACTATTTGTTAGTTGTTTGACCAAATCTGTGCAATCGCTATCTTCACCTTGCATCATAAACTGCAATAGATTTTGAATCTCGTTGCTAAATGGACCTGCATAGTTTTTATGCTTCTCATATATTAACTGTTTTGCTTCATGGTTTAAGCGAGAAATATTAAAATACCAACTATCATGCAAGACATTAAAATATACATAATCAAATCTTTGTTTTGGAATCCACTCACACATTTCATCTATATAATAAAAATTTTGAACATTAGTTGTCAAACATAATTGCAGTTTGATATTCTTATTCTGTTTGCGAAAATCTTTGAATCTTTGTAGATTTTCCATGCTCTTATTCCAATTAGCACCATAGCGTTGATATTCAAATCGTGGACCTATATCATCTATGGAAAAAGCAATTTCAACTAACTTGAAATGTGGCCAAAGTTCTAACCCACGAGTTGGAAATGTTGTAGTGTTAGTATTATAGTGGATTTCAATATTGCTTGCATATCCAAATTCAACTGCAATTGCAAGCAAATCAAAATGCTCATCAATAAGAAAAGGCTCACCGCCAGTAAACTCAAAATATTTTGTATTTGCAAGCAATTGAGTTAGGTCTTCCCAAAAGTTTTTTGACTCACGAGGCCAGCGTCCATTTACAAGGTTGTCTCTTGCAGTTTGGTTTTCAGGATAGATATCAATTTCTTCTTGCGCCCATTTAGAACTACTAAAACTGCCACATATTCTACATTTTAAATTACAAATATTTCCTAATTTAAGATCAAGAAACATAAGTTTTGCATCATGCGGACTACTAAATTTTGTGTCTGCAATTATTTTATTAAGTCGAACTGCGCTATGCATGCGCTTACTGGTTCTGCCACTTGCTTCCTCATTCCAGCAACGGGCACATCCCTCTGGTTTTTCACCATTAAGAAAACTCATACGAAGGTCATCCATATATGGACTATTAAATGCTTCTGTAAGTGTATTTGTTTTAAGATCAACATTTGGAATCGTTTCATAACTTAAACAACATACCTTGCATTTACCCATAGGGTCTGCTTCAATACTTACAAATGGCAATATGCAAAAATTATCATTCATAAATGCAACTCAACTCAGGTATATAATTTAATATATGTTCATTACGTATTCTATCTAATTGGTCAGTTTTTGATTTGAATAGTGGCAATAAATTAGTTTTATCATCAGCCATCATAAATTTGATTGCACTTTCAAAACCAATGGTAGCGCGTCTCAAACTATCTAGTGGTCGCAACCATTCGATATGTTCGACATATTTTTCTTGAATATCTAACTTATATTCATATGGAAGTGTATCTATACGATAATGTGGTGGGTCTTGAAGAATATTAATATTTAAGTCCTGTGGTTTTAATAAACCTTTTTCAACCCAATCACGATGAAAATCAGTTATATGATGCGCATTCATAATACTTAAAGTAGGACTAATATAAAAATCAACCGTTGGGCAGATTTTCAACATTTCTTCTCTATTTTTTTCTACTTCTGACCATTCAGTTCCTTTGCGTATATACTCTGCTCGTGGTCCCATAGCATCAAGGCTTGCTCCAACACTTACACTCTTAAACTGTTTCCAAAGTTCTAACACATTTGTCTTTTTGTAGGTAAGTTGGCTAAAATTGGTATTGTATATAAGTTTAACATTCGTGAGACCACGTGCAATTAATTCATTAAGCAGACGATAGTGTTCTTCCATAATTAATGGTTCGCCACCAGCAAAATATACTTGTTCAAGATTATCAATTTGCTGTTCTAGTTGATTCCATATATCGTCTTCTGACCTACCTGAAAAGTTGATACGCTGATTGTTTTTCTTCCAAACTTTATCCCAACCCTTGCCCTTTTCATCTTCAATTATTTTTGCTTGATCATCATACCAGTTTGAACTGAAAAAATGACCGCATGTTCGGCATCGCAAATTACATAAGTTAGAAAAACGAATATCCCAATAAACAAGTTTCATAGGTGGATCAGGATCATCCGTAAGTGCGATGTGATGACCAAAATGTTTATTAGCACTTAACCGCAGACTAAAAAATCCATTTTCTTCTTGTTCATAGCAGCGTCTACAACTTGGAATTTTTTCGCCAGATAGCATCTTTTGTCTTACGGTCTGCATCTCTGGACTTTTCCATATTTCTTCCAAAGATTGTTTTTTTGTATTTCCAATTGCGTGTTCATGAGGAATATTGCAACAATTATACGCTTCACCAGTAGGATGTGAATATAAATGTATCCAAGGATATATGCAGAAACTAGGATTCTTCATAATTAAATCTTGGTGTTTTTCAGATAATTTTTTAAGAGGTGTTTTAAGTGGTTCTTTGCCGTTATAATTATATGCCATTATACCAATCCTCTAAATCTGGAAATGTTTCTATAAAATCTTTATTACGACGAACATCATATTGCTCGTAAAAAGTTTTGAAATCCTGTTCTAATAAATCATGATGACTTGCACCTTCGTGTGGTGTTTGTTCTTTTCTAAGATATTCAATCAATCGCTTAACGTGTTCGATTTCCATTTCGTGCAAGTAATTTGTGTGTTCATAACTTGCCAAAAAATTTTGCAATTCAACTGCACATTCTTCACGTATCCCATAGGGCATGACTGTTGGACTTTGAAAACTAGGAAAGCGTAAGATATTTAAGGTAAAAGTAAGTGAGTTTTTACCACGACCTATCTTAAAATCCATTAGGTGTTTTAGAAAATTAGGTAATGATAATAAACACAATCCATTAATTGTTGCCATAACATGCAGTTGTTTAATTGCTCCGCTACTATGCAAAGAAACTAAATTATCAAACCACTGTTTATAACTTAAACCATCACGTATATATTCTGCTTGTTCTCCAAAAGCCTCGCAACTTGTGTAAACCTCAACGTGTGGTATATTGCTAACAACTTCAATAAACTCATTTAATTTTTTATTATCCATACCTAGATTGCTATTAATGGCTAACTTAGTTTTACTTTTACCATGATTTTCTTTGAACCAATCAAGTAATTTCCAAGTGTGACCACTCATAAGTGGCTCGCCACCAGTTATGCGCAATTCTCGAAGTGTTTTATGAAGATCACTTTCCCACCACTTAAAAAAGGCTTCTACATATGGATTGGTATCAGTAAACCCATATAACTGAGAAGAATCATGTAAATGGGTAAAATGATTGCGACCATCACTAACCAAATTATTGTATGGTCCATTGACTTTAATGTCTTTAACCCAAGTAGTACTAAAAGCGGGATTACAATAACTACAAGCAAAATTACAAGTGCGATCAAATGCTATCTCCAGTGTGCGAAGGTTTACGTCAGTATCACTCGGTAATTGAAATGCTGTGTTTAATTCTTCTTCACTATATATCATACTTTTGTAAAGACGGTCGCTGATGGCAGTTGTTGAAGAGTCTTCAATACGCCAACAATATTCACATCCACTTGGACGTTCTCCTTTTTGCATTTGTAATCGTTGTTGTTTCTTTTGTAGTGTATTGTGAAGAGCAGAAGGATTGGCTAATACCTGTTCCACTGTTACCCGATGAGGTAACGGATGGTGACAACTGGTAGTTTGACCACTGCCTAACCAGATAGTAGCATTATACCACTTAGCACCGCAAAATGATGCACTCTTGGTATCCAACACTCGTTGTTTATATTCTAGATAGGATTCTTCTGGTTTTTTACTTCTTACCAAGATGTAGCATATCCTTTATTAAAATTAGAGGAACAACACTTGGAATTGCACTCATCATAATTATGCAAGTTACCAAAGAAGTTATTCCACATATCATCGTTTATTATATCATCAATTGTTTTGTTATGCAAACTATATTGTGGTTTGCGAAATTCTTGCCAAAGAGTGTGATTATATCTATTTGCCATCCAACAGCATGGATAAAAATATCCATCACTGCTTATATAAAGACCTTTATTGCCAATTTTGCAGAGTGGAATAACATTACCATCACGATTGATGTTAGTGTATAGTTCTGTATTGATTAAATTCTTGCCATTGTCTAGCAATTTTCTGTTGGTGAGATTGATTAGTTGACGAGTAAAACGATGTCCTTTAGCGATATATTGTTCACTTGGTTCTAAATTATCGTTGCCATTTATGTTGTAGTTAGGATACTTACTGCCAAACTTGGTACTGTATGTAAGTTGAAATATATCAAACCCAAACTTAACAGCCAAATCTTTCATAGTCATAATATCATATTGGTTAAACTTAAAAGCGATAGCTGCCCAAGTCATTATTACTTTGCTAGTATCACGCACTGTTGCAACAGCAGTTTCTATACTATTCCAATCACTATTAATACGATATTTTTCATTGCTACTTTGATCCCAACCATCTAAACTAAAATGAATTTCATCATATTGGTTTAGATTTACGGCAAGTTTTTTCCACCATCCTTCTTTGCGATGACTGCCATTAGTAATGATGCGAAGACTTAAGTTAGGTTTTATAGTTTTAAGATATTCAATAATTTCTAAAAATTCTTTGCCATAAATTGGATCGCCATCATCTCCGCAAAAACTTATCTGCCAAACATCTTTTAAGAAATTAGGATTGAAATTTTTCTTAAAGAAATCTAAACCAAGACTGGTTTGAACCAGCGTATCAGGTATTTCAGCACGTGGACAGCGTGGGCAACGAAGACTGCAGATACTACTATTTTCAATATGCCAGTGCCATATTGGAAAATTCATAGATTATCTGCCCAATACTTACAGTTGTTATACCAATCACTCATCTCTGGAAATGTTTCAAGAAAATTTGTTTTACGGCGAGCATCATGTTCGCTAAAGAAGCGATAGAAATCTGCCGCAGCTATTTTATCTTCACGGTGATGCTCGTGCATCCAATCTACAACACGTTGAAGTTTAGCAATTTCATAATCCTTAAACCCATTAAATCTTGTAGCAACTGTTTCAATCTGTGGTTGCATCCAACCAACAATATTTTGCAAGAACCAAGCATAACTTTGCGGTAAGATATCAATACACTGCCATGCGGGTTCACGCAATATTGGCGTATCAAACCAAATACGTTGATAGGTCTTGCTATACTTGGCACGAAGTTGTAGAATCCATTCCATGAGTTCTTGCAAACTTGTAATGTTGAGCGCATTCATCGTAATAATAAACGTCACGCTATTACGGCTTGGAACTTCTTCCAAGAAACGTTCAACATTTCGTTGCATAAGTTTGAAATCAAGACCATGGCGAGCATATTCAGCACGTTCTCCGTATCCGTCGATAGAGACAAACTGCATGAAATGCTCTAGCACATGGTTACCACACATGTGTTTAACATAAGTTAGATACTTGTCAAACACATATTCATCTTGGCTAAAGTTTGAAGTTACATTAAGATGTAAATCTTTCTTTGGATTCTCTATCACAAAATCAAATACACGATAGGTATTACGATCCATAAGTGGTTCGCCACCTGTCATACGAAAATGTTTTAGGTTAGGGTAGAGTTCGGGCCACCATCGCCAGAACGCATCAACATAAGGATTATTTTCACGATTCGGTATAGGTTTACGATCACCCCGAAAATAAGCAGAACTATTATGACTATTAGAGGTAGGATAAGCACCCAGATCATTTATCTCCTTCATCCACGAACTACTAAACTGTGGACTGCAATATGAACAACTTAAATTACATGCACTATTAAAATTTACTTCAACATAACTTGGGTTTGGATTCCACGTTAGTGGGTCTTGAACCAAAATCTCGCTAAACTTCTCAGCAGCCCAAGGTTCCCCCGATCTGTAATGTCGGTCGGATAAGTTTCCCGTGGCTTCAACTCGCCAGCAATATGAACATTCTTCTGGCTTCTCTCCACCAAGCATTCGTGCTCTCTGGTTCTTTTTATGTATGGTGTTATGGAGCGCACTGGGGTTATCTTGTAACTCATTAGCATCAATCCTATGTAATGGCGGGTGATAGCAACTATTGGTATGACCAGTTGTTAGGTGCAAACTGGTTTGCTGCCACTTTGCAATGCAAAGAGCAGGTCCAAGTTTTTGTTGCATTTGTTCAGCAGTAGTTAAGAAATCACTCTTTAAAGTTTTATCTTCTTTAACTGTGGCAATATCACCAGAGTTGTCTAGCCGCGCTTCTGATGACATTTCCTACATCTCTTTCTGGTAACATAATATCAATATTCTGATATGCTCGCTGATGCTTTTTATACCAAGCACTTTGTTCAGGAGACATGCTTATAATATCAAGATTTAAACGTTTACGCAATATATTTGCATAATTTTCGCTACGTTGTAAACCATCATCCGCCGTATATTGCCATACGTCATCAAGTTTTTTAAAATCACGTACTTCACGATAATCCCATTCATCAACAAACATAGTCATATAAGCACCTTGTCTAGCACCCATTATTGCCCATTTGCCAAACTCAACATCCGCACCAACCGTTGTCCAAATAACAAGGTTTGAACGATTACCATGCCAAGTAGCACTTTCAAATTCTTCTGGTGTAGGGCGACGACCACGATCTAAACACAGTTTAACACCTTCACGAAATCCTGCTTGCCATGCTTGCTGTGGTGATGCATTTGGTAGTGTGGTGCTCCACACATCATGCATGGCCCAATAATCTGCATCAAAGCAAAATTCAACAGCAGTATGGTCACTGCCATCAGTTGCTTCGTGGGTGCGCATATTATTAACAAATGTTTTTGTCCAACTGCTAATTCCACCATTTCCATAACATAGCCCATTAATGATATTTTTGGCTCGCCAACGGAAAACGCAACGGTCATTTGTTTGGTTAATGCGTAATTGCTGATTGAAAAATTCTGGATTGGGTTGGTTGTCAGCGTCTATAAGAATAAAACGTTCTGTCTCACTCGCAGCAGCCGCTGCTTTATGTGCAGCATCACTGCCTTCTATACCATCAACCCGCTTTGCCCAAGGTGCAAACGAACGCAAATATGCAAAGTTAGCATCTGCATTTGGTTCTTTATAACTTAAAAAAATACAATCTAATTCACTAATATCAATTAATTCAGTCATAATTCCAACCTATTGCCTTTGGATGTTCTGCGTCTACGGGAAACTGACGATCATTTGCAAGCGTATAATATGTGTTGCCAGCCTTCCAAGAAGGTGGTTTGGGTGTTTCTAATTTTGGTTTTGGTGATGGACTTGGATCATTTGGTTTGACCATAGTAGCAAGTTCGCGCTCAAAATCATCCCACCAAGCCCTAATCTCTTTTTCGCTTATATCCATATTCATATCTATCAAGTAATTCGTCTGTAACAAAATCTTTTTCTACATAATGCAGCGGTTTATTTTGTCTATAACCACCAATAGTTACATTTAATTCTGCGTTGATATCTAAATCTAACTGTTCAGTCCATGACTGTTGTGACCCAAGTCTTTGTAATTTTGGTTTCATATGTAAGAAACCATAACCACTTCCTTTATAAGGTATATCTAATATTTTACAAGCAAGCGCATATACTTCATCGGTTCGTGGTTCATCATAGCGACAATTTACAAGATAACTGTCACGATAATAATCCCAATCATCTATAATTAAATGCATTGTATCATAAAATTCTTTACACTCCAAGTCATATGTAAAGTATGTCCAAGCACTATACACATCAGGTAATAGACTATCATCAAACAATTGACGCTGACTACGGTCTTTAATTAAATGTCCATCATATGTATAAACATGTGTGCAAAAATGAAACTTGTCAAAAGCCCAAGAATCCCAAATAAATTCATAATTAGACGTAAAAAGCATATCTGCTTCGGTTTTAATTGTTTGTTTATACGGACTGTAATTAAAAACTTGACATTCATTTTGCATTTTAATCTTGCTGTTTTGTGCAAGATCGTTTTTTAAAACAATTATATTATCAAATATATCAATATGTTTTTGTTGAAGACAATCAGCAGTTTCACGGTCAACAATAACACTAAAACTATTTCGATGTGCATATTGTGTTATTTTGCAACTTAATGCTTGTAGATATGCCATGCGCAAGTAATCGGTTTCACTGCTATTCTGTGCAATACATAAAAATCCCCGACTCATAATTGATCCTTGTTCATAAGATGCAAATCTATATTTTGTAGACGATTGCCATAAACTTTACCGTTATCGTATTTGTAAATTAATTTATTATTATTCCAACTATTATAAGCCATATCATAACAATTTACAAGTGGATAGTTTTTTAATGCATAAGATTTGCTGCTATATCCGCTCATAAGATGACATGCTATTGTAAAGATATAATCATTGCGTATTGGATGTCGCTTAAAACTATAAAAATCACTATAATAATTGTAGTGTTTTTCAACATAACTTGCACACGCAAATATATTGCGTGCTTCATCACTTTTATCAAATATCATCACGGTTGCCCACATCATAAGTATTTGCGTTTTACCAAGATTATAGACTACACGCTTGCCAGTAAGTGGTTCATAAACTTCACTTGCTATTAAAAATGGTTTAGGACTGCGCAAATGATATTTTAAATTATCAGTGCATAAAAAATAATCACTATCAATTACTAGCGTTTTATTATAAGGAGTTAGTTCAAATGCTTGAGTGCGGCCACGATTAAGCCAAAGTTTTTTTAGTTTATAATTAGTTTTTGGTGTTTCTGCAATTATGACATTGTGTTTACATTCACTTGCTTTATTCGTAATAATTGTCGTAGGTATGTTAAGATAATGCTCTACCCTATCAGCAGCAGCAACTGCTTGACTAAAATAGTCAGTAGTATCTGTGTTGTATGCAAATATGATACAACCTTTAGAGTTGTTTGGCATTACGAATCTTTGTAAACTCTTCGTATTCTGCGGCAAACTCGTTCATGACTTCCCACCAACGGCGCTGACAAATATATAACAATTCATGTGGAATAACTTTAACTGGAACATCATAGGCATCCATCATATAGATTATACCATCCCAATCTTTCCAATTTGGTCCAAACCATGAATGTAAGAAAGCAATAAGTTCTTGAGTTACGATGAATACGCCATCATTATAATTTACTGTCATGCGTGATTCCATGGCAGTTAGAATATTCTGTTTTGCTAAATCACGATTATAGGCTTCAATAGCCCGTTCACGCAGTTCTTCTGGAGTCATAGTGTTATTTTATCAAATACTAAAGGAGATGTCAAATTATGATTGTGTATTGACAGTGTTAGCAACAGTTGGAGTTCCCCAAGTATTTGAGATGTATGTTGTTTCACTCTGATAAAACTGAATGGTACCTGTAGTTGTTCCAGTAAGTGGCAATTGGAAAGAGTTTGAATCATTATTAACAAATACTAAACTAATTGTAATTACACTTCCAGCGTCACTGTTTCCACCTTGTGTTCCGTTACTACTTAGATTAACATATACTTGGTTACTATTGTATGCAGTATTGCCAGTTCCAGTGTCAAGTAAACTGATATAAGTCGTTGGTGTTGTTGTTAAATTAAAATAACCTTGATTAGAAAGAAAAACGTTTCTAGTTAAACTCCCTACTGTTCCACCATGAGTTAATGTAGTGGCAAACAAATTAATAAATGAAAAACCTGTGTTTACAAAACTATTCCATTGTGATTCATTAATTGAATTACTTTGTGATACAATTTGGATATATCCACCAGTGTTAAAAAAATAACGTGCAGCATCACCACTTGAAAATGTAACTGTCCAAGTTTTTGTTACACTTGAATTCCAACTATTAGTGTTATTTGTTGTGGTTACTCCAAGTGCACTTGATGTAGTATAATTGTTAAAACGATTATTTTGTAAATTTGTAATTGCCGTGTCAACACTACTCAAATATGTGATAATACCACCACTGCTTGGTTGTGAAGGCACACCACTTGTATTATTAAACTGATGTTGTTGCATTGTGCCTATACGAGCAATTAGTGTAGCCCAATCGCTTGCTGGCACAACTGAACCCCTACTATTTGTTGCAACAGTGGAAGATTGACCATAACCATACTGACCACTGCCAGTTCCCCATAGCTGGTTTACGCTACCAACACGAGTGTTAAAATCGCTTGCTTGTATTAAACCGCCACTTGAGTACGCCATCTATTTTCCCACAATTATTTAGTGTGCGCCTAAAACCACTGTAATTAACTGTGTGCTGTCATCTTCAATTGGTTCCATAGTTTTACCAATAATACAGCCAGGAACCCACTTCTTTGGGTCTAATTTTTGTCCAATACCAGGTTGATCGCTTGTTACAATACAATCACCACGACCTATTGGACCTTGAACTTGTAACTGAATCTTACCAGCAATAGCAATCATAGGAAGTGTGCCATCATTACCAAACTCAGCACAAACTATTTCTGCGTTTGTAAGGTCGGTAGTAACACCAATAACACGAGGATCATGTGATACGGATGAAAGATTTATACCAGCCTGTTCTCCGTCAATAACAACTAGTAAATTTGTGCTATAACTATCTTCTGTATAATTTGCGAATGCTACTGTGGACATATTTTCTCCTTATGGTGCTACGTTTGCCATACTATATGCACCAAGATAAGTGCTGCCACCATCATATGTAATAAAAGATATTACATCACGGTAAGTAGGATTTGGTGTAAGCACAGGTGCTTGAGCATAACTCCAACGAACACTTGCAGGATAAGATAATAATCTGCCACCAGTGCTATCTTGACTTACTACAAGTGTAAGACTTTGTGATTTACCGCTACTAGGAGGATTAGAAAATGAAAGTGAGCAGTTGCTTGTCAAAGTTAAAGTTTGGACATCACCAACACTCCAATCAATTGTTGCGCTATTACCAACACTTCCTAGTGTAACAACTGCTTCAACAACACGTGCAACTGTTGCTGTTGTAAATGTTCCAACAGTTGGGGAAGTAGCACCAACAGTGCCATTTAATGGTCCGCTAAAAGCATTAGCCGTAATTGTTCCGCTGCTTGTTAAACTTGTTAGAGTACCAACACTTGTGATATTTGGTTGGTTAGCATATGTAACTGTATTTGCATTATACAGCACGCTACCAACAATAGGAGTTGATACTGTTAAACCAGTAAGAGTTCCTAAACTTGTAACATAAGGCTGTGCGTTTGTAACTAATTGACCGCTGAGTGGAACTGCACCAGTAAAAATAGTAGTGTTAATATTATAACCTGGATTAATTGTGCTGAAACCAGTAATTGATGTTGCTGGTGTAAATGTAGGGTCTTTGCTTATGATACCAGTTAAAAAGTTACCTACATAAAAAGCCAACACAGTATGCGTTGCTGCTGTATTGTCTTGAATAGAAAGCGCGATTGCATTAGTTTGCTGTTGTGAACTTGTATAACTAGGCCCAATTAGTAGCCAAGTAGCACCAGTATAAATGTAAAACTGTTGGTCATCGCTCTTGTACCAAAAATCACCTTGTGTAACTGATATGCTTGGTTGAGTTGTGCTTACTGTGCTAGAGTTTACCTTTTTAAACCCAGTTCCAGTATAAATTGACAAAGAATTTGTGCTTGTATTAAACCAAAGTTGACCTGTTACTGCGCTTACAGGTTGAGTAGCGCCAGCCCAACTTTGCAACATATTGACTAAATCTTGCTGTAATAACTGACCGTAGTTTGGATAGTTTTTTCCAACTAAAGTTAGACTAGTCGTATTATCTGTTGCACCATTCTGAATAGTTATAGGTGACTGGTTTACCAAACTTATTGTGTATGACATGAATAAACACCTGATTTACTTTATTTATGTAAAACTTAGTCGTTGATTAAAGAGAGTCTGTTATTATGGCTGTGCTGCTATCTTTATCAATTGTCATAATACCATGACAACATATATTCCAATCTTCGCCATCTGTTTCATCATAGCAAGGAACATTTATTTGAACATGTTTAACTAAAAATTCTTTGCCATTTTCAAATACACGCCAAACATGCTCAAGAGTTCCACGACCTTCTTGACCACGACTTTTATTGAAACGTATGTGATATTTGTTCATACTATTTCTGCATTCCTTGGTTTATAAGCAGCACCAATATTAAAATGTATCATAGTAAATGGCGTATTATTCTCGTTTCTAGTAAAGGTATGATGCAACCAACTATTGGTTATAATAAGTTGGCCAGGTTCAGGAACAAAATTTATTGTTTGACTAGCTAGACTTACTTGATTTGGATTTTTTTCTGGTAAAAAATTACCAAACTCTTTAGCAGTTTTTGGTTCATGAATAACCAATCTGCTGCAATTTTCTGGTGTTTCTATAAAGTAAAACCCAGTTAACACATTATTATAGCCATGAACATGACGCTCTTGTCCGCTTGTTTTATGATGTTCTTGACACCAAAATTCTGTATAAAACAATTCGTAATTTGATAAATCATAACCTTGGTTTTCTAAAATAGTATAAGATGCTTTTTTTATTTCTGTTGTTAGCACACTAATTGAAGGTTCTGTATCAAATGAAACAGTTTGATACATAGGATAAATTTCATCTAATGCTACTTCATTTTTTAATTTGTCAAGGTAAGTTTTGCAAACATCACGCGCTGAATCAAGATATTCAGGCATTAAAAAACTATAAACAGGTGTGCCAAAATATATCCAAGGTTCCATTATTTTTTCTCTACCAAATAATCACGATAATAACTTTCGTGTGCTTGTAATTTTTTCTTCATACGATCTACACTTATATAATCTTTTTCAGAAAATTCTTCTACAACACTAGTATTAAGTAAAGTATCACGCTTTATAGGTATTGCTTGGACTAAAGGCGTGCCTGCTATAATAATTCCTGTAAAATTAGGTTGTGTAAACATAAAAGGAAAGTTTATAAAATTAGTATATTTGTCTGTATCAACTAATCCACCCAAACACTCAAATCTGGTATCTTGCCTATTAATAGGAGAAATAAAAAGCGTGCTCCAACCTGGTGGTGTTTGAATTTTCCAATAATTCATAAACTTAAGTGGTGGCAAATGTTCTTTTGGATGTGGATTACGTTCACTTGTAATCTGTTGTTTGCCATGTGTCTCGATAATTGGAGAAAAATATTTGCTATTCCAAGATATACCAGTGGCATCGCTATTGGTCGTAATCTCTACATCGGCTGCTAATGGTATAATATATCCTATACTCATAGCATCTAAAAAAGGCACACATCGTTTTACTGTGCTATTGTTTAACTTTTCTAAGTTATCAACACGCATAGGTAGCGACTTAAACCAATCAGGAATATATTTTTTGCTAAGATAAGGTTTGGGGATTATATCCCAGTGTTCAATCTCGCAACTAAAACGTATCTGATTGTTACGACCAAAAAATGATTTTAACATCAATAAACCTAAGAAACTTATAGTTTACTTAGGTTTACGATATCGCTGTTCATAATTTCGTCTAGTCCTACTAGCACAACACCAGTTGTATTATATTGGTCATCAATTGCATGATAGTGCAGAATTGGAAAAGTATTAATTTCTTTGTCATGGACCCAAGTTTGTAAACTAGCCCATACACCATCATGTTGTGAAACATCCCAATAAGCAAGATGCTTAAAATCTACATCATTTGCTGTAAGATAATCATATGCTGTGCGGTTTTCATTATTATCTTTTACCAAACCTGTGCACAAACAAATATCTTTAATTTTAATTACACTCATTTTTTAACTCCATTAAAAACCCTGATTTGGCCAAGAAACAATAATTCTTCCTGAATTACCAGAGTTACCACTAGAACCTGCATTACCACTACTGCCTGTAGAACCACTAGATGCGCCTGTGCCGCCGCTTCCGCCGCTGCCTGCACTACCACCAGTTCCACCATTTCCACCATTACCAACAGTAACAGTATATGTAGTAAATGGCACTAAAATTCCATTAGCATTTGTAGTATTATTTACCACCGCACTAGCGCCAGCGTTGCCACTATTACCTGCACTACCATTTGAACCATTTGATCCACCGCCGCCGTTGCTTGCACCAGTTCCATTATTACCACTATTACCACTACCGCCAGTTCCACCAGCATTACCGCTACCACCAGCACTGTTACTAGGCGCATTTGCTATACCAGCAGCACCACCATTACCAGGATTTGCGCCGCCACTGCCCGCATTACCAGCATTTGGGTTTGTAAGATTGCGGTCACGCCAATCGCTGCCGCCTCCTCCACCGCCACCGCCGCCTGCGCCGCCAGTGCCACCTACGTTACCGCTACCACCAGCATTACCTGCTGCGCCACCACTGCCGCCGCCGCCACCGCTACCGCCACTGCCACCAGTTCCGCCGTTACCGCCTGCGCCGCCACTTCCACCAGAAAATGTTGCTAATACATCAAAACGTGTTGCATTTCCACTATTACCATAATTTCCACTGCCAGCATTACCGCCATTTGTACCGCTGTTACCACTTGCGCCACTGTTGCCAGCAGCACCGCTGTTACCACTATTACCTGGCGTGCCTGCTCTACCATAGCCACCGCCGCCACCACTACCACCTGTGCTTGTAGTATAACCACCGCAACTATTTGGTGCGTTATTGTTTGGTGAACCACCACTGCCGCCTGTAGTTCCGCAACCAATACCGCCACTACCGCCACTAGGACCACCACAACCACGACCTTTATTACCATTAAAACCAGATTGACCGCCTGGTGTGCCGCCTGTGCCGCCTGTGCCTGGTGATGTACAGTTACCGCCGCCATTTGCTTGATTGCCACCAAGACCGCCATTGCCACCTACACCGCCTGCACCGCCTGCACCGCCTGTTCCGTTATTGCCAGCATTACCGCTGAATCCAGTGCCGCCTTGACCACCATAGCCACCATTACCGCCAGCACCACCATTACCACCGTTGCCGCCATAACCACTAAATGTAACACGACGAACACCAAAAGGTGCAGTAAAGTTTGTGCTTGAATTAAATGTAACGCTACCAGCATTAATTCGTGATGATAAAAATAAAGTACGCATTATAAAATTACAGCCTCTATTAACTTAATTGTATTTTCGTTATAGTCTTCTAATGAAATACCAAACATCCACTGAGTATCATCGGTTTGTGCAATCGCTAAACCATGTGCCGTTCCAATAAGTGCTTGACCTTTTGCAACAGGACCAATCACTCTAACAGGCACACGACCTTTAAGTGCTACATATACTCCGTTTTCTTGTTCACTATTCATCATGTATGCAGGGTATTTACTAATTACGCCAAGCGCACGAACCTTGCGACCATCATGTTGTGTGATTTCTTTGCTACCGCCGATCATCATAACTGTGCCAACCTCATAATTGTCATCAGGCAAATATTTTTCGGCCAAGTCGGCATATTTTGCAGTAGTTGACGTGCCAAGAAAATTAACTGCATAAACATTATTCCAATAATTGCTTGCAGAACCTAAGTTTACACTTGTATTTGAACTAGGAACAACAGCACCACTAGTTGTAATGCCACTAAGTGTGCCAAACGTTCCTGTATACGTAGGCAAATATGACGCAACGTTGGCGTTGCTATATGTTGTGCCACCGCTGCTAGTAGTAAACGCCAATCCGTTAGGGTAAAATACACCATTAGTTGTTATAACATTACCTACACTAGCAGCACCACTTACTGTTAAACTGGTTAAGGTTCCTATTGTTGTAATATATGGCTGTGAGTTAGTTGTAACTAAACCTACCATGCCGCTGTTTGCTATATGATAAGCACCATAAACATTTCCTGAACCAGCAGTAATCGTGTTATTTGAAGAATTAATAATGCCACTTGTTGTCAAACTAGTAAGCGTTGTAATATAAGGTTGCGTGTTTGTTAAGACCAACCCTACAAAACCTGTATTTGCTACACTATATGCGCCATAAACATTTCCTGAACCTGCAACTATATTGTTATTAGTAGAGTTAATTACTCCACTAGTTATAAGAGAAGTTAATGTTCCAACACTTGTAATATTTGGTTGAGCAGCAGTAGTTAATGTTCCTGTAAGCAGCGCACCGCTATTACCTATTACACCTGCTTGTAGTTGGTTTGCATTAATCGTGCCGCTGCTAGTTAAACCACCTAGAACACCAACACTTGTAATATAAGGTTGTGCATTTGTTGTAATAGTTCCTACTAGTTTAGCACCACTATTGCCTATGGTAGATGCATAAACTGAATTGGCATTTAGGATATTTGCGTTTATTGTAGTAGTATTAATGCCACTTGCTGTTATGTTAGAATTTACATTTAAACTAGACAAGTTACCGTATACGGTATTCCAGTTAATTCCATCATATACATTTAAAAATTTATATGTGTTATCCCACCATAACTGCCCTTGAACAGCCAATTGTGGCGGACTATTATATGGACTGCTAAAATTTTCAACTAACCATAAAAAATTCTGGTTAAGATAAGTTCCATAATTTGTTTCAGACTTACCAAGAAAAGTTACACTTATAGCATTGGTATTAGCAACACCATCTGCTACGTTATATGTAACACTTTGAGAAAAATTCTTTACCTGATATGTCATGTCCTAAACCCATTAATATTTATGGGTTACGAGACTAATCTTATACTCAGAGTTGCGTTGTTGTTGTCAATTTGACCATTTGCATCAGCAGCAATAATTGCTTGCAGCGAATCACCAGCATTACACTGCACATATCCAGTCGCAACCATAGGAGTATCAAAACTTTCACTAGTAATGCTTGATGGGTTTTGAGCACGGCAACTAATATATGTTGTAGAGAAATTTTTCCACCATTCTATTTTTTGATATGGTGCTGGTGTGCTATTATAACCCAAACTTACAGCAGTAGCAGTAACTTGATAAACACCAGCAGTTGGACAAGTGAATACGCCTGTAGTTGTATTAAAATTATTGCCAATATTAATTGTAGTTACTGCTGGCACAACTGTAGCAGGACTGCTTAAACCGCTGCCAGTAAAAGCAACATTTCCACTTAAACCATAGCCTTGCACTACAGGATTATAAGGCGCATTTACGCGACCATATGGATCAATCGTGAATAAGTTATTACCACCAATTTGAACTATAAAACTATTAGTTCCACTAACACGATTTAAACCATCATTAGTCGTAAGCGGACCAACAGTAATCCAAGATAGTTGATCATAATATTTTAACTGTTGGTTAGCACTGTCCCACCATAAATCATTTTGTTGCGGACTTGTAGGTGTAGTGCTGCTATAAAGAATATTGGCTATATTTTGCCAATAATTGCTTGATGCGCCGCTGCGATAATACTTTAATACATTATTTCCGCTATCGTACCATATTTGACCTACAAGTGGTGCATTTGGACTGCTATTATTAGAAAAATTCTCAAGCATACTAACCAAATCTTGGTTTAATATTTGACCATATGTAGGAAAATTCTTACCAATAAGTGTTATGCTAGTGCTAGTGGTATTAATAGTACCATCACTTATAGCAGTCAGATTTGCACCATTTGTATAATTTACATAAAAAGTCATAGTTATACCTGTGAAGTTAAGTTAGTAAGTGTTTGAATACGAATTGTATAATCAATTTGTATTAGTCGATTCAGACTTTTTTGAATCGGGTGAAAAATAACATGTGTTAACAAATTACCTTGATCAACAGTGCTGCCGTTCCAAGTTTTAAGTCCTAATTCATCAAACACAAAAACATCATTAATGTTAGTGCTATTATCAAATGCTTGTTGTCCGCTAGGCTCACCATAATCTAGTGTGCATGTAACAAACACATCACTATAAACCGTGCCGCTTGTATGGCGAATGCTAATGTTGTTGCGTGTAGGATCAGTATTATAATTACTGTAATTATCAACTACTTTATAATAAGTTTGATTGTATAGTGCGCTGTTACTGCCTGTTGTATTTGTAGGCAAATATGTAATAACGCCTGTTGGATCAACACTAGTTCCGCCATTACCAAACGCCATTTCACTAATCCAACCTTGACCTGCATTACTAATGCTTTGAGCAAGTGCGAATGAAAAATTTTCATAATGGATAGCGTTGCGCTTGTTTACAAAAACTTCGCCACTATTAGGATCATAAATTTTAATATGACCACTTAGTGCAATACCACTATTTTCATTAGGTTGCTTCATTTCTTTATTTCCATTACTATTATTATTTATTGGTTGAATTTGTGTTGGTTTTTTCATTTTTGTGACCTAATAAACTGTGCATAATTGGTATTGCTTGTGAATATACTTTCACCTATATTAGTTAGCAGTTGTCCCTGACGAACATATGAATTTGCTGGCAGTAGAGTATTTGTTTTGCCGTTTGTAATATATGTTGCATAACCAATTTTTGTTAAAGTTTCACGTGTATTAGGAATTTCAAGCGAACTGCCACTATCAATCACACGTGTTCCTAATTGATGAGTTTGTGGAATACCTGTGCCAGCAATACCACGACGTATATTGCCTAGTCTGTTATTAGCATAATCAATAAATCCAAATGCTATACGTTCACCATTTATAAGCACTACGCCAAAATCATTTTCTCTTAGCGAACTGTTTTGAATCAAATTAACATCATCAACATAAATGTAAGCATCTGACTTATTCAAATCTCGTGTAAGCACAGGTATAGTAGATTTTACAGCATAATAACGCACAACATCACGCATATCTTTGAAAATTCTAAACTCTATTGTTCTTTCACGAATCGGTGAACCAAATATACGCACAGTTACTAAACTACTAGCAGTTACGTTTAGATTAGGATCAAGAGTAATAATAGTTGGTGTCACTAGTTTATAATCTTGATAAGGTAAAAGAATCTTACCACCTGTTGCACCTGGTTGTGTCAGAGTTACATAAAGTTGATTAATGTTTGTAACGCTTGTAGGTAGATTATAATATGCTTGACCAATTACGTTGCTAGTATTAAAGTCAAAACCTGTAGTATCAATACCAAGACCATCTAAACCTAAGTCTATGATAGATAGGCTTTGTGTGCTGCCGCTATACAGATGAGTATATTGTTGATTTACATCATGGTTGCCTTGTGTAAGCACAGTTAATATGCTGTTAGAAAGTATGTTGACTTTTTGATTAATCCACAAGTTAACGCCATCATAAATCTTAAAATCACTTTGACTGCTATCGCTAATAACGATTAAACTATTGGTAGTAGGCACAGCAGTAAAGTTTATTACAGGCATAACTGTATTTGTAGGATCATGATAAATGGTATAATCAATACCTTGAACTTGCACTACATTATTAACAGTAACAATAATTTCGCTATTTGTGATTATTGAGATATTTTCTACCCAATCGCTGCTCATGCTGTAACTTGAACTTACGCCATCTGCTACAATATAAGTTTGCTGTGGTGGTTTCAAATCACTACCGTTTAATCTTACAATAGGATATGCACTATAAGGTTGCACATAAATTTCAGGATTTTGTAGCGTGAAATTATAAGTGCCAGGATAACTCGGTGTTGTAATATAGAATGTTTGTTCATACCATTCGCTATAAGCACGTGTGCCTAGCGCAAGGTTATATAAGTGAATTTGTATAAAATCACCACTATTTGGTGGAGTAGCAAATCTTACTGTTAGAACAGTTTTACCATTTAGTAATTTGTTTACTAAACTATAATTTGAAACTACGCTGCCATTAACCTTTACATATGCTTGCTCTACGCTATTAAGAGTAAAATCAAATATTTCAAAATCAGTAGTAACGCCATCGCCTACTACGTCAATATCAAATACAGGATTTTTACCATTAGAACCAATCATCAAGATATAAATTGCATCGCCTTTGATCGGGTTATAATTCAAGTTAATAGTTTTATTTTGGTAGTTAACTGTATAATCAACGCCTTCGGCAATAGGACCAAAGTTTGCATCAATAACATAAAACTTTTCTATGCCACCTACAGGATAAGAAACACCAGTAACATTTGGATCAAAAACAATTGACTTATTGCCTTGATATACATATGTGAAGATTTTAATATCAGGACCACCATTAATACTAGGAAGAGTTTTGACACGGATATCAAGCGTATCTAGAACTTGACCAGGTATTAATTCTTCTGGTGCGTGACTGCTATAAGCATCATAAAAATCTCCACCTAAAATATTAATATCTTCTGGACGCAAACCTAATCCGCTATCAGTAAAGAAACTTTGGATATAGGTATCTTCGGCTTGATTACCAAAAATGTCAATTACGTTTTCAACATTCTTGGTGCTATAATCATATGGAATATAATCATAATTATTGACATCATAGCCTGGTTCTTGATTAAAGTTAGGACCAATTATTTGATTGCCGCTATATGTAATACCAGTCATAAGTTGTGATAAATCACGACCAACCATACCGCTAGTAGGCGCATAATAAGCCCAAATACGGTCACAAGCATTATCTAACCAAAGACCGTTATAACTTGTTAAGTTATTTGTATCAAACAGCAAACCACTAGTAAACTCTACAGTGACTTTATAACTTGTGTTCTTATAAACTACAATATCATTTGCTGCATATTGCGTTAGTGGATACCAGACTTTTACACGCAGTGGCACAAACTTAGTAGCATCAAATGTGCTTGTGCTTGTATGATTTACTACAGTTCTGTAAGGTTCAGCAGCATAAACAATAACGCTATCAATCGCATAAGCAGTGTTAGCAGCCCAATCACTTATATTTTGGAAATATTGATAACGATCATATTTTACAAATGTAGTCATACTACGTGCTAAACTTTGACCTAGTATTGCTGTTGCACTTGCGCCGCTACCTACGCCATAGATTTGAACTTTTGCATATGTATAACTTGTGCCGTTTGTAAGCATTTGAATAGTGTATATGCTGCCGTTAAGTATTGTAGCGCGTGCTGTAGCCCCAACACCATCACCAACAATAGTTACTGTTGTAGATGCATCATAACCCACGCCACCATTTATAGTATCAATACGCTCAACACTAAATGTATGGTTTGTCAACCAAGGTTGATAAACAGCATTAGTAAAAGCAGAAGTATCTAAACTATTACCAAGTTGTGGACTGCGATAAGTTTTAGTCACACTATTTTTATATGGTTGCAAATCAAAGTCTGTAATACGATTATAGTTAATATCAACTGCATTACTATTATCATATTTTGCAATATACTGTTTAAGTTTGGTATGGAATGGTTTGACTTCGTTAAAGAAATTAACAACTGTATTTTCAGGCTGTGGCAGATAAACTGGTAATTGGTCTAGTCCACGCACACGATGATACAAATCAACAAGACTAGTCTTCATTAACCAATCTGTTTGCTGATGTTGTGTTGCCATAGTATTAATCATAAGTTTAATAGCATCTTTGAAATTGCTTCTGAAATCTGCGATTAAGATATGATCTTTGATTACATCAAATATTTTTCTAAACTCAATACCATTATCGCTGTCAAAACCAACGTTTTGGAAACTACTGGTTTGGAAACCTAAACCACTATTGTTAAGGTCATACAAATTAGCATTAAGTTTAATCGTAGCATTTTGTTGTGCTAACAGATTTAGATTATTCTGTGTAACTAAAACTTGCTTCCAGCCGCCATTATTGCTGGTTTGAATATAGATAATGTCATTAACATTAAGTGTTAGGTTTGCAATATCCAGTTCAGTATTGACTGTATGCGTAATTGGAAATTGTGAATTATATTCAGGGCTATACCAATCTGCATAACTCCAATAATTACGCAAATCATATGTTTGAACACGAACTAACTGCCAGATTCTAGTATTAACTGTGCTATTAACCACTAGTTTATACAAACTCCAACCACTATTATAGTTTGTAGAATCATTAACTACTAGCACTTGATCGTTATTATGATAATAATTTACATCCAAATAACCAAGTTCAGTAATGTTAGCAACACTTTTGACATATTGGTCAGGCGTAGGCAACGGATCATAATCATTCAAGAATGTGATAGCATCGCTACGAGTAAGAACAATAGGATATTGTGTAAAGACTTCATTAATATTTTCACAATATAGTTTTCTTGCTGTATATTGATCTTTGAAGAAGGTTTGACGCTTAATAACATCGTAACCATATTTTTGAGCAATAGGTAAATTAGGATTAGGCACGATACGACCGCTTACATCCTGACCACCTAAACTGTCTTTAAGTTTATCTAAGAACTCACGCGCAACGCCAAGATCACTACCATCATCAAACAACGTCCATTCACTATGAACAAGTTGTGATTTAAGGTCTTTCTTGTATTCAATCACACAATTTGTATCAATACTAGTTAAGTCTTGAATATTAAACAGTCCTATTGCATTACTGCTTACAACAGCCGCAAATGGCTGACCACTATTCTTTGGACTTGAAAGTATATTTTGTAATTCATAAGCACTAGGTCGTGTGCTGTTGCTTAACACGCTGTTTAACACCCAGAAATAATACTTTGTAACAGGTTGTCCTGTTTTTTCATCTATGTCTGTGCGTGCAGTATATACATCATTAATAGTATAAAGTGGCGTGTTGGCTGCGTTGCTGCCTACATAATCTTTTGGTTGAACATCGCTTTCAATCCACTCATAAATCTTAACACGACTGCCAGGAAATGCTAGACCATAATAACTAAACTTTTGTAGATTATCGCCTTGTGTATTATCATAGTATTTGATACTATTGATATCCCACCATAATTTGCCTACTTTTTCTTTGCCCCATGCGCTGTTACGATTATAACTAAAACTTGTTGCAGTAGGAACTACATTATAAACTGATGGATCATAATTGATAACATAATCAATATATTCTTCTGCATTATCAGGCAGTATGCCATGTGTTAAATCATATACTGGCAAATCAGCAATTAGTTTTGCTGTTGTGCTGTTATAGATATACACACGATTTACTTTTCTGCTATCAAAATCGTTGCCATCGCTGCGAATAGTTTGCCATATTGGTTGTGCATTCTTATTGTAATACACATACATAGCACCTGTGCTATTGTTTAACACATATGCTTGTGGCGCACCTACCATAATAAAGTTATTGTTAATATCAATACCACTAGCATAACGATCATAACTATGTGCATTAGAGTCATTAAGCAGCGTACCATAAGCAAATGCTCCTACAACACTAGGACTTTCGCTTGCTAATGCTTGATATTCATAAATATGTGCTGCACCTGATTTATAAACTGTATCACGATAACGCAATCCACCATTATCAAATATTGTAGTATTATTATCAAATGTAACAGTAGTTTTAGTATTAGAAAGTGTGCTGCCTACTACAAGCGTATTGCCATCAGGACTAATACTCATGTTTTCACCAAAACGAGCAATGTCCTGTGATACAGGATTTACTATACGTTGAACACTAAGCCACTGGTTTAATCCCATGACACCAAGCGGATCACCAACTTCGTTTCGCAAACTTAACTTTGATGTCATATCGCTATCGCTAATAGTAATTGAGCCATTAGCAAGCAGATTTGCAGTTACATATGGAATGCTCGCACTATTAATACGTTGCACAGCCACTTGTGGCGTGTCTGCACCAAATTTAACAAGGTAATTATTAATACGCAGCGAACTATTAGCACTTAGCACAAAACTATTGGCTGAGCCAGTAATAGTTCTGTATTTTTTTGAAGTGTTAACATAATAGTAGATTACACCATTTTGATTGTTGCCTAAACCATAGCCAACCGCAGCACTAAACAATCTGTTACCATCGGCGCTAAGCACAACTTTTGTTCCAAGACTGCTGTTTTGTTGTGCAGCATCTGTATTTGCTACTAGTGTTTGAACAAATTGGTTAGTTGCAACTGTGACTTTTGCGCCATTTGTAGGTGTGGTGGCAAGTGTAACAATATTATTCACATAATCCATACTGAAAGCAGCAATAACACCGTCTACTGTTACAGTTGGACGACTAGTCAAATATGGAGTAGTGATTGTAGCACTATTAGCAAAAGCGTTGCTTAAACTAAAATTATTGGTGCTGCCATTTGCAGTAAAGATTTCACTTGTGCGTTCAAACACATATGTTTTACCGCTGCTAGTAATAGTAGAACTAAAGATTGCTGTGCTGTTTGGAGCACCCACTGCTACTACAGTTCCATCATAATTTGTGCTTACGCTACTTCCAAAACTACTTGCATTAGCATCGCTTGTGATAATTCTATTTGCTTCTTGATAATAAGGAGTATAATTTATAGTAATAGTAGCATTAAGTGGCGGTGCTACATCAAATAGCACTACATCTTGGCCTGGAGCACGAATATAATCTAAGTTTGGAACTTGCAGCACGCCATTTACATAAACTTGCAAATCATTAGCCACTAATCCAGTTGGCACGCCTGCTGGATATGTAAATGCAGTTGTGCTGCCATCACCTATACGTGTAGTAGTAGTTGGTGATACATTTGTATATTTGTATGCATATACACTATTAGTTGCAGGTTCACCGATAAACAACCAATTGCTGTCTTTACTTGCGCTAATTGAATAGCCAAAAGAACTGCTAGGATTGACATTTGGATAGATAGCGATTTTGGTTCCGCCAGAAATTGAAACGCCTTGTGATGCTAGATTAGCAGTTAAACCAATTTTATTGTATGGATATCCAGTTGATATGTTTGCTATCGTAACAGTTGTAGTAGCGCCAGGCACTGCTACAATCATACCATTAGCAAAGTTTGATAGGCTATAATTTGCGCTGGCCGCAATATTTGCTGTGCTATCAAATGTAGTAACATTTGCAACAAGTAAGTAAGCATTACTTTGTGTAAAGCCAGCACTTAGCACATAAAGATTATCATAGTGTATGATTTGACGTGCAGCAATTTGTTGACTATTAACGTTTGCTACATAAACCATGCCTTTTAAGTTTGTTGGTGCGCTAATAAATCCAATATTATTATTGTTGATGTCAACATTAGCACCAAAACCACCAATTCTGCTATCTGGTGATAAAATACCAATTTCTTGCCAAGTATTGTCTTGACGCTTGGTATAAACATAAGCACTACCTGTTGTATTTTTATTAGTGCTGCCTACAAGCGCAAACCCTTGTGTGCTATTAATTTTAATGCTGCTGCCAAAGTTATCACTAGGTTGTGTGAATACAGGACTTTTAAGTTGATTATAGTTCCAGTTATTTGTATTTTGTATAACATTATAACCGTTTGAACCGTTATCAATATAAACTATCTCATTATTAAACCAACCACGTGCAGGCACATAGTTTGAAAAATCAACGCCAGTTGTAAATCTAATGTTAGTTAGTTTATATACTATTGCATTTAGAGGACCGTTACCTACAGTAGTATTATTAGTGATACGCACATTAAATGTGTTATTAGTTACGGCGCTTACACGATAGAAACCACTTAAATCAGTTACGTTAGTTGTGCTGTTGCTAGCAATTAACTTGCCATTATTCAGCAGCACATAATCATATTGTGCAAGATAGTGTGGTCCGCTTGCTGTAAATTGTAATTCGCTTGGTGAAACTTGTGACACGCCAGTAATAGCAATATTATTGGTTTGGCTAAGACGATACACGCCCCAACGGTTTGCATTATCACTAGCAATCCAAATCTTGCTGCTTTCATAAAGTTGTGGTGATAGCGAACTGATATTGAAAATCTTATTAATATCAAATACACTTGCGCTTATATCATTAATATTAACAGGACCAGCAGTATCAATAATATTAGGGTTATATTCGCTAGCAGCAAAAATATTTGGCGTATATGTAGATGGCACATATAGCAGGTCATTAGGCTTAACTGTGTTTAGATCGCTACGACTTGCATCACCGCTATTTGCAAATTCAAACAAGTAGTTGTTATTAATAGTTTTGCTGTTGCCAATATTAAACTCTAGTTTATCAACATTACTAGTGCCGCCATAATTGTCTAACTTAATTGCCCACTGTTCGTTAAGCGTGATATAGCTATCAATACGACTTTGTTGATTGCGTAGATAAGCATTAAACACACTTTGTGTGCCTTTTTGTGCAATCATACCAAGATAGAATTTGTATTGTGTTGTAATATCTAAACCTAAATCAGTAAAGTATTGACGTGGTGTGAATCCTGTTTCACTTTTGCTAAGCGCATCGGCAGCACTATTCAAATCAATAGCATCAGGATTATGGAAGTTAATGAACTGCGCAGCACCACTTGCCATGTTAGGTATTAAATTCTTGCTTAGCAAGTTGCCATTAATTTCATACCAGTCGCTGCTCTTAAAGAACTGTGAACCAGGCAAGAAGTTTTGCGCAGCATAATACTTGCCTTTGAACAAAACTATATCGCCTGTGTAGTAGTCGGTATATGATTGCCATTCAGGAACTTGGGTAACATTAACAAAGAAACCAGGCGCAGTAAGCGAACCATCCCAGTTAGCAGTTTTACTGCCGCTGATACGCAATCTAAATTGACGACTGCCAACTTGTTCATCATACAGCACATCATTAAAAACTGTATTGTTATCAAAGATAATAGTATGCTCATACTGCACAACTATCAAATCTAACAGATGTATGCCTTTTTGTGTATTTTTAAGTGTAAGCGTAAAGTTGTTGCCATCACGATACACACGATAATCACGACCAGTAAGCGTAATGTTATCGCTGTCAATAACTTTTGTATAGCTATTGGTATTGGTAAGTTTATCAATAGCACCAAACTGTGTAGTAAAGTTAATATTAATGCCTGCTGGTGTTAGCGAGATGATAGTATCGCCGCCCCAGTTTTGTTGATTCCAAAATAAAAATTCTTTTGCTGCTAGAACCCAATCACTTTTTGTAGTATTATCACCTAACATATCATTAAATGAAAACCCTTGTGATTCTAGGTAACGACCATAACTTACCAAAAAGTCTACGACTTGTTGTTGTGTGCTAAAAATAGTACCATATGGATATGTGATTAATCCAGTTGAACTATCTAGATATACTATAGCAGTTTCGCTGCCTACAGTAATGCCATAATTATTGTTGTTTACTAAACTAGGAACAGTAATAAAATAAGGACGCTCACGATCAAAACCACTAATCTGATAACCATTAGTTACTTTCTGCACAATTACTGCGCTATACACAGCACGACTAATAGGTGCGCTTTTTGTAACTGCTATGCGATAATTTTCTTGTGGAATTATAACACTGCTGTTAGTGCTTTGCGGACTAACTTGATCAGCCACGATGTTTAGATAACTTTTGTCTGTAAAAGCACCCATTTTATAAACTAAGTTAAATGTGCTATTTGCTACTACATTTAACCAATTTTCTGTTACATCGAGGTTATTACTAGTAAGATAATCACGCAGCAATACGTTAAAGCCAGGTATATAACTGGTAGCATCAGTAACCGCAAAATTAAACTGACGATTATTAGTTGTGCTGTTAATAAATTGATTAAGTTTGCTATTATAAGTTAAATCACGTGTATTATACTTTAACGCACACCATTCTGCTGGTCTAGCCAAACACCATGCAATCATAACAGCAAATGGATAACTGCTGCTACGACGCCATGCAGTTTCTGCTGGTCCTTGGTCGCCTACTACCCAATTTTGGGTAGCATTATTAGCATCGTAATTTGTAACTAAAACTTGTATAGGTGATAGCAAATTACCATGTTCATCAACAGGTATAATTTTGCTTAAACCTGGTCGTGTATAGCGTGGATTTACATAACTAGCAAGTGGATTACCGCCATATACAAAACCTAATTCTAGATCACCCCATAGCACATTATTTGCGCTGCTGTATGGTGCTGGTCCATAACGCAAATCCCACCAACTTGGCTTAAATGTAAAACCTAGCATTTCCCAAGGATTAGTGTGCGGTCTGTCAGTATCATAAAAATATTTGTAGATAGCGCGCCAGTTGCCAGGCACGCTGCTATAGAAAAGATTATCTACACCGCTGCTATAATTCCAAGTAAAACGATTTTCATTTGCAGTATTATTTGTAAAAATATCAACGCTATTGCTGTTTGACCAACGTAAAAATTCAGGCGCAAGCAACTGTGTCCACTCTGTAATAGTATAGTCAGTTTTGCGGAATGCGCCAGGCACAGTAGCACTAAGGTCTACGTCACTATCATCTGCATATGTAGTAGTAATGTTATTGAATACGCGCTTTTCAAATTCAAGAAGAATATTATCACGATAATCACCATAACCTACGCTAATGCTGCCATCATGACCTACTACTGTAATTGTAGGAGTAATATAAGTGTTATCAGTAACTATCTGCGGTTCAAACTTAGGATATATGCCTAGTTTTGTAGGTGTTGCTGGCACATTACATCCAAGTGTTGATTCATACTCTACAATTGTAATAACATCATTACGGTTTAAAGTAACATTTTTACTGATAGCAACAACAGTTGATTCAATAGTATAATCTATATTTTTTAATAGTAGAACACCGTTTAGATATACTAACAAACTACGATAACCTTTTATGTCATCATTTAAGTTGTAGATTAAGTTATATCTGCGATAGTTTGTGTTTGATACTGTATATGAATTACTAGTGTAATTGCTGCCGCTAGCAATCATATCTGTATAGTAGAATGGCGCACCGCTGTTGGCTAGATCAGTAAAGTTTTTAAGAACTAAATCTAAACACGCACTGTAATTTGTTGTATCTGTAAACTGTGTGTTATTGATATATGACATCAATTGGTTTTTGAAATTTACATAACTATCGGTTGCATAACGTAGTATTTGAATAGGGTCTACATCTTGATTAGCAAACAACAGCGCAGCAGGTCTTAGTGAAGCACTGTGTTGCAGCAACTTGCCACCAACATAATTAAAATTAAGATCACGGAAGTTGTTTGCGCCTGCGGGTTCACCACTTAAATTCAATAAATTTTCACCAATTTCAATTAAGTGGTTGCGTAACTGTCCTAGTGTAATAGTAGAAAATTCTGTGTTCTCACTGTTATTAGTGAGATTTTTTGGCATAGTATAAGTTGTGTTATAGTTTTGTGTAGTGCCATAAATCTTAACAAATACACGATCACCTACAGCCAGATCGTTGTTAAACACTAGCACAGAAGTTGTGTTATTTGTAGTAAGTTTATAATTAGTAATAGGTTGCAGTATACCATTAACATAAACAAACAAATTTGTTTCATAAAAACTATTAGAATACACAGTCTTAAGGTCAAAATTGTTTATTGATACGGCGGTTGTTGTGAAAGATTGCGCAATATACTGTTTGCTTTTATCACTTACACGATACCAACCATTAGCAAAACTATAATTATTCCAACTAGATATAACAGCAGCATAGCCGCTGTTGATATTACGAACTTGGTCAACTTGATTTAAGTTGTAATCAAATGTATCAGTTTCATAGAAGTTTTCAAAAACAATATCACCTAGATTGCCAATACTTTTATATGTAAGTGCAAAACCTAGTTCGCTATCACGTGTGCCG